ATGGCAGATAAAAAAACGGCGCCACTACTGCTTAACGTAGACGCCAGTGAGGTTCTTACTCAGTTCGGGGAGCTTTTGAAATTAGTCGAACTTCCAGCCAGTTCCTTTCAGGGAATTCCTGAGCATGTCGTCGAGCTGTTTTTTGACCGTGTCCGTGGCCTGATTGACAACATCGTCCTTAGTGATTTCGCGACCACAGTCAGCACAACTGACGCCGGTGAAATTTGTCTCAAAGTCAAAATCATCGGGCTGGTTGAACATCTCACTTCCGCAGTCAGGGCACACGGTCCGCATGGTTTGCATGAATATATCATTTCTACTGTTGGGGAGATTAAAGAGTAAGCGATTTCTTGCTGTTGGGGAATAGCGAGAGGGCGCGCGCCGGGCGCGGATAAACATCCCGGCAATAACTGGAATGTTTTGTAGTGCAGTGAATTGCAGCTGCATCGACGGCAACCGGAAGATAAGCACCCGGCGCTGCACCACAAAGCATTTCTCCCGCATCAGCGGGTAACGACAGAGGGTAAGACGATGAAAAGCAGTTTATTAACAAGTGAGATTGAAAAAGATAAGGCTAATGAGATTAGCGAAATCATCTTCCAGGCATTGCAGGAAATCGACCCAGCAGAGTTTAAAGATGAGGACTCTGGTGGCCCAGAGAGGGCATCAGGCCTTGCTGATCAAATTTCAGAACGCCTTGTACTCAAGGGCGCATCTATCAACTAACCCGCTCCGGCGGGTTTTTTATCGGGCATACCTCAGCAACTTCACAGAGGTTGCTTAGTTATGACAACCGGCGGTCATCCACCGCCCATTGAAACACATAAAAGTGCGTTGAAGTCTTGTATTAACCGTTCCGTTCGCCGCGATAAGGCCAAGAGGATTTATGAGCAACAAAACTGGAGGGCGCGCTTTCCCGTGTGATTCTATCGTGGAGCGCGACGAAGTTGGTCACTTACATGGTTTCGAAGTCAGCTCTGGCGGCATGACATTGCGCGATTATTTCGCTGCAAAAGCGCTGATAGTTGCTGCGCGAGGTGCTGATGGAGAGCCTGAAGGGGCCTACTTCGAAACTGTTGATGGGATAGCATCAAGAGCTTACCTGCTGGCTGATGCAATGCTCCGCGCCCGGGAGGCATCATGACAGTCACCCACAACGGCAAGCAGTACACCGCCAAAAATCTCAACGATAACGAGTGGCAGCTGACGTCGGTATCGAACCCGCGGGAAAAGCTGACGATGAACCGCTGGCACATGAAGCTGGCTGGCCTCCTGAAACAGGTTGAGGTGAAGGTATGATCAATCATCACCTGCTGCGCGCCGCGCAGAGTAAAGCAGCTATTGCCATGTTTATCGGTGATGGCGCCATGTGGATGGCAGCCTACGACGAAATGAAGGTTGCCATCGGTTATCCGTGGCATAGAAAAGCAGCCTAATCCCCCTATTCAACCGATCGGCCTGGCTTCTGCGGGCGGGATCTGCACATCCAAATTTCAGGAGAAACCATGAGCGAAGTAATGGACTTAACTGTCATCGAAATCACGCCGGAGCAGGCGCCAGTGCTTTACGTAGCCGGCGGCCTTGACGCTTATCTCGAGCAAATCCGCCAGGCAGTAAACGAAGTACCGGACCTGTCCACGAAGAAAGGCCGTGACCGTGTCGCCTCTCTGGCAGCACAGGTGTCCCGCAGCAAGACGGCAATCGAAAAGCCGGGGCGTGAGTACCTGAAGCGCCTGAAAGAGGCTGTGCGCCCCGCTGAGGCGGAAATTAAGCGTTTCGTTGATGCCTGCGACGAGCTACGTGATGCCACCCGCCGCCCACTCACCGAATGGGAAGCCGAGCAGGAGCGCATTAAGGCTGAAGAAGCTATGAACGCGCTGCACGCCGAAGCGCTGGTGATGAACGAAGAGTTCGACCGTCAGCGCGCCGCGCAGATCGAGGCAGACCACGAAATGGCTCTGCTGATGAATGACAAGTTTGACCGTGACCGCGAAGAGCAGCGCCGCCTGGCGGAACAGGCTCAGCGTGAGCACGAAGAACGCATTAAGCGCGAAGCGGCAGAACAAGCCCGCCGCGATGCCGAAGCGAAGCACAAAGCAGAGATAGAAGCTGCAGCGCGCCGTGAAGCTGAAGAGAAAGCTCGCGCTGATGCGGCCGAGCGTAAGCGCAAAGAAGACGCTGACCGTGCAGAACGTGAGAAGCAGGACGCAATCGCAGAAGAAAAACGGAAAGCGCAGGAAGAAGCGGATCGTATCAAGCGTGAAGCTGAAGCGAAAGAGAAAGCCCGTCTGGCCGAAGAGCAGCGCAAAGCCGACGAACAGGCAAAGCGCGAAGCTGATGTGAAGCACCGCAAGACGGTCGGCACCAACATCGTTAACGCGCTCACCAGCAACACCAGCTTAACCCGCGAACAGGCTATCGAAGTGCTCACCGCTCTGAAGGATGACCTGATCCCCTGCGCGAAAATTCATTACTGAGGCAACCATGAACGCATTCCTCACTTACGACAGAATCGAAGATCGGCGCTGGGCTGAGCAGCAGCTCACCGACGAGAAAGAGAAGTGGATCGGCGACCGGGCACAGCAAATTATCGACATGATGCCAAAAGAGCCGTCCGGCCTCTTCCATTTCACGGTCCCGATTGACTCCAGCCCATACGAAGGACTTCGCAGCGATAAAGCTGGCGAGGCTTACAACGATTTCATTTCGGCAGTTGCTTACGCCCAGGCGGAATACGACTGGGAACACCGTACCGGCTGCCCGTTTTAAGGATGCATGAAATGTCTGAAACTAAAACTCATTACCGAAAGGCCTTTGACTCTCCATACCTGAGCAGTGCCGATATTGTTGAGCCAACCGTACTGACGATCGCCCGCGCAACGTTAGAAAACGATAAAACAAAAAAATCCAAAGACGTTTTTAACACCGCTTATTTTGAAGAGCGCGAGCTGCGCCCTGGCGAAAAGCTTAAGCCGATGATTCTGAATGCCACGAACAGCAAGATGCTGAAAAGCATTACCGGCTCGCCATTCCTTGAAGATTGGGTTGGCGTAAAGGTCACTGTCTACGTCGATAAAAATGTCCGGTTCGGAAAGGAATCGGTTGAAGGTCTCCGCTTAAGCCCGGCGCGCGTCACAAAGCCAGTGCTTTCGCCGGATAAAACGCAGACATGGAATAACGCTAAAGCAGCTTTCAAGCGCGACGGAAACCTTGATGCAGTGCTGGCGAGAATGGACATTTCTCCAGAACATCGCCGCCAGCTTGAGCAGGAGTGTTCATCATGATCTGGCACGACGTCGAGCAAAACGGTGAAGAGTGGGATGCTCTTCGCATGGGTAAGGCAACCGCTTCAAACTTCGGCCTGATCATGGCTAACGAAGGAAAGGCGTTTGGTGAACCAGCCAAGCGTTACGCCCTTCAGTTGGCTCTTGAGCAGATTAAGGGATGCAAGTCTGAGTTCGGCTTCTCAAACGAACATATGGAACGCGGGCACGAACAGGAGCCAATTGCCCGCATGCTGTACGAAGAGATGAACTTCGTCGACGTTGATAACGGCGGGTTCTTTGATCACGAAACGTACGGTGACAGCCCCGACGGACTCGTTGGCCAGGACGGGCTCGTTGAGATTAAATCGGTCATTGCCGCCACTCACTACTCCACCCTCACCCGCGGTTCCTTCGATCCGGCATACAGATGGCAACTGGTTGGTCACCTTGATTGCTCTGGCAGAGATTGGGTGGACTTCATCAGCTACTGCTCAGACTTCCCTGACGGTAAACAGCTCATCGTCTATCGCCTTACAGCTGCCGAATGTGAATCAGAAATAGCCCGGCTTCGCGCGCGCCGAAAAGACTTCCTCGAACTTGTTGCGGACACGAAGCGCCGCATTCTGGAGCTCGAATGAAACGCACACCCTTTTACCGCAGGCCCGGGCGCACCGGGAAATTCTCCGGCCTCCGTGAGCGCGTTATCTGGATGATTCAGACGCGCGGCCGCCCGGTCACCGGTAGCGAAATAGCCGAGAAGTTTGGCGTAACGCTCATCGAGTTTAACCGGGTCGCTAACGGCATTACCCGCGGCACCGGACAGATAGCTCAGATCGTTGAGTCGGAAAAATGGCTGAACGAGGACGGCATTTGCGACCGGACATTCGACCTCGTCACGAAGCCGAAGGTTGTAACGCCACAGGGTAAATCGCGCCTGTTCACCAGGCGCGCCATAGAGCAATCGCAGGAAGGCAGACGGCAGGAGTGCATCGCACGTGCCGCACGCCGTCGCCGCCTGATTGCTCAGGGCCTCTACATCGACGAAATGGAGTCAGTGCTATGAAAGCGTGGTCACTCGAAGAGCTGGCGCTGCTGTGGCGACACTCAAACGCTGAAGTCGGAGAGATTACCGGCCGCAGCATTGAAGAGGTCGGAGATATGCGGCTGCAAACCAATATTGAGCGTAATGGCTGGGATGTTAACGATCCGGAGCGGGAGGATGTATGACCGGAAAATACTCTCTTATCTACGCCGACCCGCCCTGGTCTTACGGCAACACCATCAGTAACGGAGCCGCTGCCGATCACTACTCCACCATGAAGTTAATCGACATCAAGCGCCTGCCTGTGTGGGAACTTGCCGCCGAAAACGCTGTGCTGGCGATGTGGTACACCGGCACGCATAACCAGGAGGCGATCGAACTGGCCGAGGCTTGGGGATTTACCGTTCGCACGATGAAGGGCTTTACCTGGGTGAAGCTGAATCAGAACGCGGAATTGCGCATCAACAAGGCGCTGGCCGAGGGTGAAGTCACCGACTTTTACGACTTCCTCGATCTGCTTAACGCCGAGACGCGAATGAACGGCGGCAATCACACCCGAGCCAATACCGAAGACCTGCTGATTGCCACCCGTGGCGCCGGGCTGGAACGACAGCACGCCGGGATTAAGCAGGTGGTCTACAGCCCGCTCGGCGCGCACAGCGAAAAACCGTGGGAAGTTCGGCGCCGGCTTGAGCTTCTTTACGGCGATGTGCCGCGCATTGAGCTGTTTAGCCGCGGCGCGGCACCGGGCTGGGATCACTGGGGAAATCAGTGCGCCACCGCCGCGGTTGAATTGCTACCCGGCTGCGCCATCGATGTTGTGAAAACGGAGGCTGCATGAGCAAAGGTACCATTATCTGCCTGTGCGATATCACTGGTGTCATGTCTGTGCCATGGGTTGAAGCAGGCTACCGTGCGGTGTTGGTTGACCCGCAGCATCCAGATACTTCGATTAACGGTCCGATTGAACGCATATCGGCAACCATAATTGAGGCTATGCCGCGGCTGTCCCAGATCATTCGTACCGAGAACGTGGTCATGGTTATCGGCTTTCCTCCTTGCACTGACGTTGCAGTATCAGGATCCCGTTGGTTCGAATCAAAACGAGCCAAAGACCAACATTTTCAGGCTAAAGCTGCGCTCGTTGCCGAGCAATGCAGGATGACAGGCTTGGCGGCCGGATGCTCGTGGGCATTCGAAAACCCGGTTAGCGTGTTCAGTAGCATCTTCGGTTCGGCAGATTACACGTTCCATCCGTACCAGTTCACTGGGCTGTGCGAGGATGACAACTACACGAAACAGACCTGCCTCTGGACAGGTAACGGCTTCAAGGCGCCGGCAGAGAATATGCATCCGATGGTGGAAGCGGCTATCGACGCCGTGAAACTGGCCTGCGGACGGATGGTGCCGAAGAAGAAGGCAATCGAGGTCATCTCAGGAACATCTTTCGCCGGATTGGTGACTGACTGGTATCCGGACAACCGCATTCACGAATGCCCTCCCAGTGACGAGCGTGCCAACATTCGAAGCGCAACTCCTCTGGGCTTTGCGAAAGCGGTTTTTCTTTCGAATGCCCCTCATCTCAAAAACAAACGGGAGGCCGCATGACGCCAGCAAATGAAAATGCAATTCGCGCAGCGGCGCGCCGGTATCACCGATGAGCAAATCACCGCGGCGCTGGAAGAAAAGCTGAAGGTGAATATGGCTCGGCAGTGGCCGGAGCCGAAAGACGGCGAACCGCGCCTTCATATAAAACCATGACGCAACTGATAGCCAGTTATGAGCTGGCTATTGGGTGCGAAAGCACTGCAACGTCATCCCTTTTGCCCTCCACCGTGAGGGCATTCTTTTTGGGAGTTCACCATGCAATCAAACCCCATGACCTGGCTCATCGCCGCACTTATGGCGCTGGGCGCTCTCATCTCATTTCTTCACGAACCGGAAGGTGTGCAATGGCTGCTTTTTATTTGGGAGCAATAGTCCAGAAGAAGACCGGCGGTATCCATGGCGTGGTGGATAGCCTTCAGGACCCGGACGGCGACCATCCACAGTTCTGGGTGCGGTGGGACGACAGAAATTATTCAGTGCATCCGGAAAACGAATTACGCGCGGCCACGCCAGACGGTCCGCAGTTTTATAAATCGATGTCATAGGAGGGGAGATGGTTACAGCTGAGCCACTCACTGCGCAGAAGGCGGCAAAACTCCTGAAGGTCTCTCCGAGGACTGTTTACCGCCTCATCGACTCAGGCCAACTCGCCGGGAAGAAGATTGGGAACAAATACCGCACAACCGATGTCGCCTGTATTGCGTATTTACATGACCCGCGCGATCCTGTTTCCGCGAGCGCGGGTGAACATAAAGGAGAAATTTTATGTCAATCACCCTCAGAGGCGGAGTGTGGCACTGTCATTTCGTTACGCCGTCAGGGAAAAGAATTAGACGATCTCTTGGCACGGGGGACAAGAAACAAGCGCAGGAGTTGCACGACAAGCTGAAGGCTGAAGCGTGGCGGGTGGATAAAATCGGGGAACTGCCGACGAGGACGTTTGAGGAATGTTGCATCAGGTGGATCCGAGAGAAAGAGCATAAGCGATCCCTCGATGACGATAAGACCAAAATCGAATACTTCCTTCGGCATTTCTCCGGCCGGGATATTTCGACCATCACGGCGGACCAGGTAAACGAAGCAGTTTCGAAGATGGTCAACCGCAAGCACATCCAGGTGTGGGAGTCGCGCCGGGACGCTGCTATACGTCGGGGAAAGGAGCCGCCGCCGTACACTGAAAAGCCAGTAAGCCAGGCTACAAAGAGCCAGCACCTGTCTTTTATGCGATCGCTGCTGAAAACTGCAGCCAATGACTGGGGATGGATAAAGTCGGCCCCCGTCATTAAGACCAAAAAGCCAATCAGCAAACGCATCCGCTGGCTGACCAGGGAAGAGGCAGAACGGCTTATCGCCTGCATGCCTGAGTCGATAAAGCCGGTGGTGATATTTGCGCTGGCAACCGGCCTGCGCCGCTCCAACATCATTGATCTGGAGTGGCAGCAGGTCGATATGCAGAGAAAGGTTGCATGGGTAAATCCGGAGAACGCGAAGGCGGGCAAGGCTATCGGCGTGGCTCTGAATGATACCGCATGCAGGGTGTTAAGGGATCAGATCGGGAAAAGTTCCAGGTGGGTATTCGTTCACACGAAACCATCGACGCGCCCGGATAAAACTGTCACCCCGGCGGTCCGGAAGATGCGTGTGGATGATAACAGCGCCTGGCGCATTGGCCTGGCGAAAGCGGGTATAGAGGACTTCCGTTTTCACGACCTCAGGCATACCTGGGCGAGCTGGTTAATTCAGTCCGGCGTGCCGCTGTCCGTTCTGCAGGAAATGGGCGGCTGGGAGTCGATCGAAATGGTCCGTCGTTATGCTCACCTGGCGCCGAATCATTTAAGTGAACACGCGCGGAAAATAGATGCCATTTTTGGCAACCATGACACAAACATGACACAAGGAGAAAATCAGGCTGGTTTGAAACTGGCGTAA